ACGTGCCAATGCGTCATTGGCATTGGCAATCAATCGATGATAATCATACATTACAATGCACCCTTCCTTTACCAATCCATTCCAGTTCTTCGAACTTCTCTTCGAAGGACTTACCAGAAACCGTTAACCCTTCTTCGTGCATCGCTTTTAGTGCGAACTTCACTGCTTCCTTTGCGGTATCAAATGCGTACCACTTCAGACACTCAGCACCAGTTAGCGCGACTCTCACTTCATACATTCCTTTATTACTCATATTATTTAACCTCTATTTTAATAAATTTTCTACGTGACTTCGAGAACTGTTTCATTGGTTTCTTGTACATAACAGCTTCGGTCTTACCTTGCGGAATAATACCCATCAACTGACCTGCGTCATTGACAATGTATGTATGGTTGGGGACATAAGTATATGAACCCCAGTCAGTGACTTCTTTTAAATACTGCATTATGCAACCCTCTTCTTACGTTCTTTGAAACCTTTGACTTCCATTGCTTGCATCGGACTGGTTTGTTCACTCAGTGCTTTATACTCTTCAATGGTGAAGTTCTTGACTAGGAAGTTAACCCAGCTCTTCCAAGGTTTACTACCATACTTGAATCTTGCGATAAACTCTGACCTTGGAGTTCCTAATCTAGTAGGATGACAAGGTAACTCATAATACTTAGACTGAGTATGTTCACCTTGATACATCAAGTACATACCGTCCCACGTGAATAGTTCTTTATCAAATTTAGTCATAATCATTTCCTTTCTCTAGTTTATGTACTTATTATAACAACAACAGCAACGTTTGTCAAGCGTTATTTTAGAATTGGATGAATAAAATCCTTAGTACTATAGTACTCCACTAGGATGGAGCGCACAATTGCAACACTTGAGTTGTGGATGGCAGCGAGATTAGTGAGGTTTAAGTCACTATTGTTTAGGTGGAAACTGAGCAGGTCCTTATTGGTCATAAGGTTTTCTCTCTCTAATTAGTAACGTTATCGATAATCGCTATATTTTTCACCGAATGCATCGTCAAGGTCTTTCATTGAGACTCCAACCTTGGACAAACAAGTGGCCGAACTCTTCATGACTGCCATGACACCATCATAACGGTCATCCATCTCGTCCATTAATGTCCAAGAATCGTCTAACTCTGCAACAAAGGTATCTAAATCAGTCATAACGTTTTCCCTCTTCAACTCGATTAACTAAGTACTTATTATAACAACAACAGCAACGTTTGGCAACACTTATTTTCATTTAATTTAGTGCTTGACTTATATTGCTATATACTGTAGAATGGTACACATAACTGAGGAATCTACATGATACTTACACAACCTGACGCAGAATACGCTGCGAATGTCTTTACCGAGTTCTTTGCGAACTTTGAACGTATTGATGACTATATGAGACAGATTAAGATGGAACGCATGGACTCTATGCCCTTCACTTTGCCTGGCATGGGCCCTGAAGAGGATATGTTCAACAACTTCGATATGCACCCCAAGGATATGGAGTTCAGTATCGCAACCGCACATCGTGACCAGTTCATGTCCTATATGGATATCACCACGTCCGCACCTGTAGAGGCGTCAATTCCAGGCAAGATGATGAACTGGGTAGTACGTGAGAAGAACAGTGGTATGGTTGTGGGTATGATTCGTTTCGGTTCTCCTACTATTAATAGCAGACCACGTAATGAGTGGTTGGGCAAACCTCTGGACACCATGAATGGTGAGGTTATGAAACGATTCAACAAGACCTGTATCATGGGATTCAACATCGTACCAGTACAACCGTTCGGGTTCAACTACCTTGGTGGTAAGTTACTTGCAGCTATATGTACCTCGCATACGGTACGTGAGACACTTAATGAAAAGTATGATGCAAACATCTGTATGTTCGAGACAACCTCCTTATACGGTAATGCCAAGGGTGGTGTGTCTATGTACTCAGGTATGAAACCACTATTGATTGGTAATGGACAGACAGACTCTAACTTTGCGCCACTCATCAATGATGACAACTATCGTACATTGAGTGACTGGTTCATCAAACGCAATGGGGGTGAACCTCTTGTACCAAAGGATGCATCATCTCGTAAGTTAAAGACTCAACAGAAGATGGTATCAATCATCAAGAACTCTCTGAAACAATACGACATGGACACATACACTAAGTTCTGTCAAACCTTCATTGATGCAAAGGGACTGACACAACAAAAGAATTCATACTACTCTACTATGGGATATGACCGTGAGAGTGTGAAGAAGTATCTCAACCTTGAGACCGACACAATCGTCAAAGCAGATAACTATGACCGATTCAGTCTTGAGGGTGTGACAGATTGGTGGCGTAAGAAGGCAACCAATCGATATGACAATCTTAAACAGGACGGTCGTTTACGTACTGTGCAAGAGACTTGGAATACAAATGCAAAAGATATTGATATAATTAGATAAAACGCTTGCCATTATAGTAAAAGTGTTGTATAATGAACAGGTAAGATAAGATAAAAGTTTTATATATACTATTGTGTTTTAGAAATTCTCTATGAGTCTTCTACTTCACTTAATTTAATCCAATAGGAGAAATACTATGGCTATGCCTACACGTTACGTAACATTCAGTGATTTTCATCACACCAACCCTGACGCAATTGCGTTACCCGACTACACCGACCTTAGTGTAACATCTGTAAAAAATATAAGACTCGACTTCAAAGATATTCATATTGATGATATCGATGGTCAGTACACCAAAGTGGAAACACACACCTCACAAGAGATTGAACAACTTCGTTTGTCTTTTGCTGGTGGAGTTGACACAATGGAGTTTCCTCCAGCGGTATATGACCGTGGTGAAGGATATGACAAAAGATATGTCTTGGTATATGGGTATGGTCGTTCCGAAGCGATTCGAGCACTTGCAATGAAGCCGTGGATATTTACTTTGTTCACTGGTACACCAGAACAGATGAAAGATGTCCAAGCAAGAGAAAACGAAGGATACGTAAAACGTCTCAACAAAGAAGTTGATATGCGTAAATACCTAAGTTCTAAAGTTTCTAGAGGACTTATTAAAATCTCTGAGAAGGCAATCAACGGTGAGTTCGTTCGTATCTACGGTAAGACCCGTGATAAGACTTGTAGGAATCGTGTTGTGAAGATGGTTATGGAAGAGGCAGGGACGCCTCAACCATACATTCTATACACATCTGTTCCTAAAGTACAGGACTGGATTGATAACCACTCAGCGGTAGAACATAAAATCGGTGGTGAGTTTAACCCAGAAACCGATACCTATGGTGTGTGTATTGGTGAAGGTTACCAGTATCGTGCTATCATGCAATCCGTTACACGTTATGTCGAAACAGGTAAGTATACCGATTTGATTGGACACGTAGGTGCTCCAACGGCAAAGGCGACTCTAGAAACTAAAAGAGTGAAGTTCATGACACAGTTGGAACAACACAAACATGAATTGAAAATGTGTGGATTAAAAGTCTTTCCTTTGAACGTGATTGGGTTTCTACCACAAGAACGTGGAACAGAAAATTTGAAAGAATTGATGACGGGTACGGGTATTACTTCGCCCGTGGCGTTGACTAGTACACCTTACGGTAATAAGGCATCCTTTAACTATAAAGAATCACTTGCAATTTTAAGAACCCGATACCCTGGCCTTGTAAGGGACTTGCCTTTAACTGTATAGTGTGGTACTATATACAATCATGCGGAATTAGTATAATGGCATTACAAGAGGTTTCCAACCTCATGACGGGAGTTCGATTCTCTCATTCCGCTCCAAACACACACCCCCCGCACTAGGCGGGGGTTTTATTATTAAGGGTATCATCATGATTGATTGTATTGAGACTAACACATACTCGTTAGGGATATTGGGTCGTTCAGCATCACGTAGTTTTGCTAACTACATTTCCCGATATTACTTTGACTATGTGTGGGAACAATATCGTAACGTTCAGTTAGATGTAGAGAACACTGACCTAAAGTACCCGTCACACCACCCTTACACATGGATAACCGTTGATGACTTCAATGACTGTAATGCTTTAGTCTTAGACCCACCAGCCATAATGGTAGTACGTGATCCGATAGACCGAGCAAGAAGTGGTTCTGGTGTGAACTACGAACCTGTGTTTCACGGTGCGCCAATATTAACTGAGATTGATTGGGATGGTATAGACTACATCATTCCGTTCGAAGACCTAGAGTTGTACATAGGTCAGACTCAGTGGTCTAATACAGATAACATGACAATTAATCCACGATCCTCTAAGGAAGAACGGTACGCAAAGGAATCTGATAGGGGTTCTTTCTATCAAGCACTTGGTATAGAACCCTACGCGAATATTATTAAGGAGTGGAAGGTTGAGGATTATGACTATGATGCAGAGATTAAGTGTTATGAAAACGTTCTACAGAACAAGAAACAACTACCACCAGAACTGTGGAAGAGCTTAGTCAGAGATACCGTGTGGTGTAACATACCATCTAAACATCTAAAACTTATGTAAACAAATCGGGGGACTCCATGTCCCCCTTTTTTATTCTTATTCCTTTGGTTCGGTCTTAGCGGTTCCGGTCTTAACTGCAACATCTTTAATTAGATTAGAAGTTACGTCAAGAAAACCTGCGGTAATACCGAAAGTGTCTGAACCAACACCCTTGATAATTCCACCAGCGCCATCTACTGTCGCATCAACTGTACTACAAGCAGTCAAGAACAACATGGCAGATATGATTAAAAGTCTCATATCAATCTCCTGTTGGTGTCTTTCCGATTGTGGATTCCTTTCCACTGGTGCGGTGCGTACCACTTGATACGCAGAGCGTCTTCCATGCATGTATTTATACATATAAAAAAAGGGTCTCCGAAGAGACCCTTAAAGAACGGTGAGTTACCTCACTCTTCTTATTACAGACTTATGTCAAGATGTTAGTAACCTTGAAGATTCTGTAGTACTGGTTAGTCTTAACAGTAGCAAGACCGTCCGAAGGTGTAGCACCAACGAATGGGTTAGATGCCATACCATAACGAGTTTTGAACCCGATACGTGGTTGGAAGTCATCTTCGCCAACAGCTTTAACCATTTGTAATGGTACATATGGGCAGTAGAATACACCGCTGTCATATGGGTTAGTACCCTTATAACCAACAGTTACATAGTCTACGTTGGCATATGGATCAATGTACACACGAATGCGTCCATTCAACAAACCAGCAAAAGTGTTACCAGTATCATCAACCTGAAGTGGGTTGTTGATAGCAGGAGCATAGTCCAAAGTACCGGCAGCAGCAAGTGCAGTAGCAACATCTGAAGAACAGATTACTACGTTACCTTTACCACGGCGAGTTTCTTTAGCAATGACGTTACACTCACGATCAATCTGAACACCAAGACCTTTGAACTTCTCAGCAGACCAACGACCATCAGTGTCAGCAGACATATTAAAGACACCTTTAGCGGTAACGTTAGCCTGTTGAGCACCAGTTTTTGCTTGGGTGTTGATAGTACGAATTACTTCGCGGTTGATTTCAGCAAGAATCTCAGTAGACAAGATGTTTGCCAACTCAGTTTCTGCGTCTAGACCGTGGATTGCTTTAAGGTCTTGAGCAAGTTCAAGCGTGTATTCTGCTTTAAGTGCACGTGACTTAGCAGTAACAGTTTGACGTTCGATGGTGAAACCCATCTCGTTGAACGCTGAACCACCAGTAGCACCAAGTGCTTCTGCATCAGCAGTTGGCATTCCGCCAGCAGCAAGTGCAGTTAGACGAGCGCCTTCTGAGTCGATTCCGTTCCAACCAGAAGCGTTATCAGAATCGTGAGTACCAGAACTATCACCAGAGAACCTAGTCTCAGCTTCGTTGAATAGTGCTTCACGGTTACCAGTTGCTCCACCCTTATAACGTGACTTCATCGCGAAGATGAGACCAGTTGGGCCGTTCATTGGTTGTACACCACATACATCGTATGCGATTAGGTTAGGCATTGCACGGCGAACCAGTGAAATTAATACTGGGTTGAAGTTGTTTACAGAACCAGTGGTGTTAGCAGCAGATGCAGCATTCTCGCTTAAGAATCCCATTGCAGATTCGCTCTGCTCCATCATTGCTTTTTCTTGGTTCTCTAGGATTGCAGCAGTAACTGAACGCTTGTGATTGTCTGTAATAGCACCACAAGACGCTTCGTTAAGGACTGGAGCCCATTTTTCCATTAAACTATCGTAAGATTGCATTGTATTTTTCCTTAATATTTAGGTGTTGTTTTGCGAATTGCAGAGAGGTAACCTTCCATTACAGATGATACTTCGACTTCTTGATCAGCATCTTCTACAATTTGTTCTACTTCTTCGCTATTAGCGATTTCTTTGGTGAAGTACGACTCTACAACAGTCTTAACTTTGGCAGCGAAAGAATCTTCGTCTTCAAAATCAATACTCTCTACGAGTGACTTCAATTTAACTACTTGAGTCTCTGCAAGGTCACGAGACGCTTCACGGATTACTGTGTCACGCTTGTATACTTCCAGTTCCTCAGTTGTATTAATAACTTTCTGAGTTGTTTCATTGAGAGTTTTCTCAAGTTGTTCAACAGATTCAGCAAGTTCGTCAACTAGGTCAACTTTGGATTGAGGTACGTCAATGTAAGACTCAGTAAATAAGTCCTTCATCTTGTCCATGAAAGTCTCGGCAATTTCAGTACGGAGACCGTTCTGGATTGCAATTTGATTTTCTTCCATCCAAGATTCAACTACATAGTTCAGGTAGCTGTCTACTTTCTCTACAAGGTCTGCTTTAGTAGAAGATACTTCTTCTGCCAACTCTTCCTTGTACTGCGCTTCTATACGGTCTACTTCTTCAGACAGTTTAGATTTTACAGCTGATTCAAAGATTATTGCGGTTTTAGCTTTAAACTCATCACTGAGTGTTGCTTCAGACTCGACTAGTGCGTCTAATTCAGCAGCAGTGTCAATCCGTGTTTCCACGATTGCATCCACATTATCCATATCTACTGATTCGTTTTTGTTATAACTTGCATACATGCTTTGCATGTCTAATTTAGACATCCCCAACATTTTGTTAGTCATAGCACTAATCATACCCGCTTTGGTCTTTGGAACCGGAGCTTTCTTTGTAGCTTTCGCTGCTTTGTCTATAGACGCAATTGATTCTTCTTCGTCTGTAGCATTAGCATCGACTGCTGCTTCTTCGAGAGTTTCTTCCACGATACCGTTAATATCATCGCGGAGTTCAATCTCTGAGTTACTTAGTTCAGTCATGTTTGACTCCTTAAATACTAGATTTAATTAACGAGAGGAAATTTTTGAACTCTCGAACACTTGTCTCATACAAGACAGTTTTCGGAGCAGTTTTAATTTCAGTCTCCATTTTTTCAATGACTTGAGGGGAAAGAATGCCGTTATTCCAAACCCAATCTACACCTTCCATGATACCATTAACAAAGGCTTCAGGTGCGGAGGGGTCTTGTACGATGTCAACTGTACTAAGAATGAAGTCGTCTTTAACGACCATTGCGCCATTTCTATTCTCAAGGCTACCCATACCACGAGTTGACACACCTAGTTGAACACCACCTTCAAGAAGACCTTTTACAATCCTACCCATTGGAGTATCCAATATTTGTGCCTTTCCAACCACATCATTTCCGTTAAACTTCAACTCGGTGATGAGGTGTGAAACTTTATCCAAGTTAACTGTCGGGCCTTCAGGGTGATTTAACTCACCTACTGCGCGTTTCTTGTTAACCTGTTCTGTAACATACTTACCTACTGCCCGTTCCATAATTGCTTTGGGGTAGATACGTCCATTACGATTCTTTGTGTCTGCTTGTGCGAAAACGCCTTCGATCACGTATGATTTCTCACCGTTCTCTTTCTTCTCTATTAAACATTTTAGAGTGTCGTTTTCTGTAAACTCAGTAATAAGTTTCATTAAGTTAATTCCTTGATTACTTTAGTTGCAGACTTTTCTGCGTCTTTTTGGGATTTGAAAGCGTCTAGTTTATCACCATCAATATACACCACAAAGGGCAAACTACCCGTGTCCTTAACTATAAGAACAGGGATACCATTTATTTTCTTTTTTAAGACCACGTCACCTTTCGGTTGTTTGGTCTTTAATTCTAATAGAATTGTTTTATAAGATTTCATAGTATTATTTATAAGAATTAGAATTTATAAACTGAATTAATCTTCGTCTTCATCGTCTAGTTCAGCAATAACTTCTTCTTCTTCGTCTTCCTCTTCGTCTTCCTCTTCGATATCTATCTCTTCGATATCAGAGTCATCCTCGACTTCATCGTCATTAAACATAGCTTGTGCAACTGCAATACGTTGTGCTTCCAGTGCGTCAGCCATCTTACTTTGGATAAGACTTTGGAACGATCCCTCAGCGTTGTTTAGTTCGCCATCGGTGATGTTATTAATCAGTTCCTGTACCGCAGATACTTCTACTACTTCACCTTCTGAATTTTCTACTTCACTCATTCTACTTCCTCATCGTCTTCGTCTACGGTTGCGTTCTCACCTTCGACTTGTTTTTTCATTTCTTCAATGTCTTCGTCAGACATCATCATTACGTTCTTCATTGCCCACTCACGTGAGAAATACTCACCCACATACTGAGATACTTGGTCAAGGGTCTGTAGTCTGTTCTGTAACAGTTCCGCATCCTTCAACTCAGTAAAGTGGTTGTCTCTCTGGAAGTCTACTGTGATAAAACTCTTCCACTCAGCCCAGTCCTGTTCAGTGATAACACCTTTCAGTATGAGTTGTTTCTTGAGTATAGCAGTAAACAATGTAGAGAAACGTCTACGTAGACGGTCAATAAACTTCTAGAACTTAACTTCGTCCCGTCCGATTTCAGTTGAACGACCTAACGTAAATTGTGCTTCCTGTTCCAAACGAGACACAGGTACGTTCAATGAACGATACAATCTCTTCTGGAAATAGATAATATCATCAATCTGTCCGAGGTTCTCACCGCCAGGCAGTGTACTAATCTCAGTACCACGACCACCTTCTCTACGTGGTAACCAGAAGTCTTCCAACATAGACATATGTTTACGGTCATCTTTCAACTGACCAGTGTTCGAATCGTAAACAATCTTATTACGATAACGAGACATGATGTCTTTCATATATGCTTCTGATTTATTACGAGGCATATTACCTACGTCAATATAGAAGATACGTCTTTCGGGTGCACGTGCGAGACGATAGATAACAAGACTGTCTTCCATCATACGCAGTTGATTAATTGGTTTCAGTGCTTTATGTAGGTATGAAACAACTTGTTTCTTACTAGGGTCTAATAGACCACTTGATACATAGGAAACACTATCTGGAGAAAGTCTTATGCCCTGTTGGGTTCCCGCTTTCTCTTGATAGATGTAAAACTCGTTGACTTCTTTGACTATTTTTGCACCAGTCTGTTGATCTTTGTCGTGTTTTACTTCTTTAACTTTACGAATCTTTGCAGCATCAATTGTTCTGATCTCTTGAATGCCAGCTTTAAGATTGGATTCATTGACTACGAGGTGGTGGTATACACGACCATCTACATAGAATGAACGGAATATGTCATGACCCAGTTCTCCAAAATTCAACATACTATAGATGTTCTTGAACTCTTCGGTCATTTGTTTTTTGATGTTGTTGGGTGCTTCTACCTTATCCAGATTGAGTTCGCAAGACATATCCTGTTCTGAACCAACGATGGATTCATTAACAATGTCTTCGATTGCGGCATCTACTTCTGGGTGTGTTGCAACTCCACGATACTTGATAATAAGCTGTTGATTGTCCTTTGCCTTATTACCTTCCATGTCAATGTATTGACCATAGTGAGAACCAGACGCAGTAACGTACCCCGCACCATCATCATCGGTGGGAGCAACAATAGACTTTAACTTGTCTTTTTCTTTCTCTGGTTTTTCCTGACGTTTCAGTTCAAACCCAAAGAGTTTTATGCCGTTATTGTCTGACTCTGCCATATGTACTTATCTCTCTCAATGCTCTTATAATAAAGGGGTAGAGTTTATTCCCTACCCCTTTACTTATAACTAGTTTAACTATGGATTAACTAGTGGTGTCACTTTCCCAATACTGAATTTGGAAGTCTACAGTAAACTCTTCGATAGCATCGTTGGTTTCGTAACTAACGGCAATCTCACTGACGGTAGTAGGGAAACATCCACGGAAGTTATAAGTTTTTATTGTAGAACCATCACGGTCAAGTTGTTCAATGATCAGGTCTGCTTGATAATCGGTAGGATTATTCAAACCAGTATTTATCTGGTGACCATTCATACCATTCATCCAACGTTCCATAGCATTACGGATTGCGAAATCGGTATCATTGATAATTGTTACTGTCCAAGGTGCAAATATACGGTCACCCGCCATTTTTAATTGACGACCTCTGAACGGAACTTCGAACACTCCCATTTCTGAAGCAGGTAACGCTGCCGTCTTACACAAGAAGGATGTAAGTTCTACGTCTCCCCCCGCATAGCCAGGAAAGTTGATGGTTGCTTTGAAGAGGTTGGGACGTGCGCCCCCGCCTCTTAGTTTTGATTTAAAATCGTCTACGCCTAAAATTGCCATTTCTCAATACTCCTTATACTGTGCCAACTATTTCTTCAAACTCGACACCAGTTCTAACTGCAACAAAATTCAATGTTACGTAGTTAATAGAACGAGCGGGTTTGATGAAGATAGAAGCTATGAATTCATTACGTGCGGTAACTGCTGGAGTGTTGTTCGTCTCGTCACAGATTACTCGGAAGTCCGTGATACCACGTCTACCTTGAATCTCACGAAGGAACGGTTCAACGATGTTAACAAACTCAGCACGAGTAAACTCGTCATTGAATTCAAACATTACGTTGCGACCAGCAATTGCAATTGCACGTTCTATTCCTAGGAACAATCTACGAACGTTAATGCGATCAAACGCACTTGGACGTGACATATTTGTCTTATCACCGAAGAGCATAACACCTTCGCCTGGGATATTTGCGATTGGGTTAATACCAACCTTGTACAATGCATCTCTTTCTGCTTTAGTCGGAGATACTACGATGTCGGTAATACCAAGGTAACGACCACGTCTAGAACCAGCAGGACTGAACCAAGGTGCAGCGACTAAGTCGGTTGCAGCCATAAGACCAGCAGTGGAAGATGCAGCAGGAATCTTAATATACTTATCATTGTACTTATCAAATACTTTGATGTAGTTGTTATCTTGTATAGCGTAAGATGACTTAGTGTATAGGTTACCGTTAGTAAGGATAGCAGCGTTAGTACCAGTAGTGACTACAGAAGTACGAGAAGGTGATGCAACAGCAACACAATCCTTACGTAGTTCAGCAGTAGCGATTAGGTCATTTACGACAGTAGTAGCCGATGCATCGGAGATTGATTCGGGTGCAATTAAGAAGTCAACTTCGATGTTGTCAACGTCTTCGAACTTGTTGTATCCACGAAGAACGTCATCAGTTCCAAGGGAAGCAGAAGTGATACCACTGTTGAACGACCATGTGCTTTGAGCACTGTCGAAACTACGACCATTAAATGCGGCACCATTCATTGCTGGGGTACTAAGGGTTGCGAAGTCTGCGGTAGATACGGCAGAGGTGCCCCAATTACCAACTCCATTACGGGCTGTTACTGCCGCGGCATTACCTGCACCAACGAAATCGTTTGATGCACCATTAGAGTCTGCGTGGAATGCACCTGCATAAATCCAAGCGGAACGATCCTTTAGAACGTCTACATAGTAGTTTGATGTTCCGTCAGGAGATTTTGCGTTGGAAGCAACAGATAGGTACGGGAACGTCTCAAGGACAGTTCCAGCAGTTCCAGAGATGTCACCAGTTTCGTCAATAACCGCAATGTGGATTTCATCGTTCAGTGCGCCAATACTAGTAGTGAAAGGAGATGTACCAGTTGGGCCATCGAACGAACCTTTATAAGCCCAACCATCGAAGATAGTCTTAGCTCTGGCAGTGTTACTACTACCTGCCGTATCTACTCCTATAAGAGAAACTTTAAGAGAGTTACCTAGTGCGCCAGGATATTTCGCAATAAAAGCACCATCAGAACTATCTATAGATAGTGCGTCAAGTGCGTCTCGGTTATTGACCGTCTGTGCGGTCAACGAGCCAAGACTAGCGTTGTTCGCAACAGCGTTAACGCCGTCACTGTCCTGTTCACGTACTACGTACATTGAATTGGAGTATCTTAAAAAATATGCAGCAGAGTGAAAATCTACCGAGTTTGCGTCAGTTGGTGCGCTGAATGTGCTTACTAAACCAGTCTCATCCGAGATTAGTGTTGCAACACCTACAGGGCCCCATCCGAAATTTCCTACGATTGCACCAGTAGAGGTTTGAACATTGGGGACTACGCCCGTCAGGTCAATTTCCTTTACGGTTACCGCAGGAGAAGCAGAGGGTGTAAAAAGAGCCATAACTTTATCCTTTCGTTTTTTATCTAATTATAAGTTAACATAATACGGTGCGAACACCGTCATTATTAACGGTAGTTTCAATACATTTATTTATAAGAATTGTTATTTAAAGAAAGTGCTTGACAAATTGTGTAAAATAGTGTATAATCCTAGCTGTTCAGGGGAAAGCTGAATACCCTTAGTTACCACTGAGTTCCAGCTTCGAATGTGTGCCATCCTCTAGATGTGTCTTCGTCATCAATAACATCATCTAATCCATTATCAATGAAACCAACTGGTGGTACGTCATCGTCAATCTCTTTCATCTTCCTCGCAAACATCATCTCTTTAAGATTGATATCTGTCATGTCAGCAAAGAACTGTGACGTTACGAAGTATCCGAACATAACAAGATTCATCATCAGGTCATCGTGGTTACCATCAGATGCTTCGTATGACTGACCTCTTGAAGTAAAGGTTGATATCTCCATGATGGTATTCTCATCAACGATACTCAACTTCTTCTCTTCTAGTATATCCTTGATAGAAGAACAACCAAGTCTCTTGGTCTTCCTATTTATCTCTATGCCAATTCGGTCTGCCTTGACTGCAGACTCCATATGAAGGTTCTCATACTCTAGGTCTTGATACAGTCCATTACACACAACCGTACCTTGGTCGTTTGATTCAACAACAACATATGCCTCATTGTAGAAATTTGCATACTTATATATAATATTAGGAAAGAGTAATGGAGAAATAGTATTATTGCGATAGACAGCAACCTGTTTGAAAGGTCTTGTGCTAATGTCGATTACGTTAAACGTAGAATAATCTTGACCTCTTCCTTTTGATACGTCCACACACATAACATATTCGTGTTCTTGTTCTGGATTGTCATATATTAAAAAGTCACCCCCTTCACGATGAGACGAAGGGTTTGATGCACGAAACCCCAATAGTGTCTCGGCATTAATTAGGGTGTCACCTGTTCCAAAGAAAGTATTGCCAAATTCTTGGTCAAACTGTAATAGGGATGTATTACCTATCGTCTGTTTCTTCCATGCCTCGTCTCGGCCCGGCACATCATACCAGTTCACTGTAAACGGAATGAAGTCATTTACCTTCTGTACCGCACCTTCCCATATCTTATGGAACGTATTACCGATGCCATTTGCGGTAGATGTAATGATAACCTTAGTATCTTTACCCGCAGAGATTACCGGATAGGTAGATGTGTAGAACTCATTTGCACGTTCAACAAACGCAAACTCATCTAGGAACAATAGGTTAACCGACATACCACGAATAGAACTACCAGAGGTAGATGCGGCAATGATACGTGAGTTGTTACTGAATTCGATAGAACCCTTGTTGAGTGCCTTAGTTCCTGGCTGAAGGAAGAACGGAAGGTTCTCCAACATGAGTGTGACACGACCCAACATCTCCCTTGCAGTAGAACCTTTATTCGCAAGTACAGCAATGACCTTCTCACTGTGGAAGACCGCAAACCAGAGTATGTAACCAACCGAACTGATTGATTTACCTGACTGTCTACACGCAAGTACGATAGAGAATCGGTTGTTATTGAAGTGGTCAAACATAGTCTCTTGATATGGATACAAGTCAAACGGCACTAACCCGTCATCCAGAGAGATTACTTTTAGATAATTCTTACAGAAGTATACAGGGTCACTCGAACACTTTAAGTATTCTTTGATTTCCCATTCGGTAAAACTATGTTGAACTCCATCACGCTTAACATTAATGTTACCTAGATAGGATTCATTCCTGTTCGGGTTCGACATCTATTATGGTATCCACTTGTTTTTCATTCTGTATAAGACGTTGTAGGTCTGTAGTAGTTCCTACGAACAGGTTATTGGTAGTTGTACCACCAATTTGTTTGGGTTCATCGGTCTGGTTGATTTCCTTGTGTTTCTTATTCAAGTCCATCAGTTTGTCAGTGACATCTGCCATGTTCTTCATCATACCAGATAGTACTTCAAAAGCACGGGGGTGTTCACTCTCACGTGCCACCTCAATCATCAACTCCATACTCTCCTTACCCTTCTCGATTATATCGTGATAGGTTTCACGGGAGGTAGTATAGTCATCTTTGATATTCTTATCGTTACTTGTATCACTCATATATTATCCACTGCTATCCAAGTCTACTGTAGTAAATCCATAGTCACTGTCCGCAGCAACACTAGATGGATTCGGAGTAATCTTCTGCGTCTTGAGATATGTGTCACTGTCCCGTAATCCAGTTTCTTGTAAGAAGAAGTTGTTTCGGACATCACGAATAATCTCACCAGTCCCTTCGGGCCCGTATAACGCAATTTTCATTTCGAAGTCTAATGTATATATAATAGTCCTACGTTGTTCTATCGAACCCTCGTAATCATCTTGGAAGGTTATGCCCGACATAGAGATAGGAACATCTTCGGTTAGTGTGGGAATATCTGCAAAGGGTTTAATCGTTGCGGTGTACTGTGGTGCAAAATATGGTAGAATCTGTTCAACAAGTTGTAACGCATCGTCCTGTGATTTTGCATAGATGTTTAACTGAAACGAGATTGTATACGGAGTAGATGTGTAAATCTTCTGTCGTTTAGTTATCTCATTACTCGCTTTAGAGATTTTGTTTACCTTGGGTAACTGTCGTGACGGGTCATATGCCATGTTTGTAATCTCAAACGACATACGAGGTAACTTAATAGCAACCCTACGTTCTGCATCCTCACCCTTACTCATCTCATCCAAACGTGAGATGAAGTTTCTCTTTGGTGCATATGACAGAGGTACTTTAACCTGTGATACTGTCTCCCCCGCACTATTGTGACGGAGGACATGTAGGTTGTTGAACATCGACCCAAATACAGATACCGCAGTTCTTACTCTCTTATGATAAAACCATGTTCCAAACATTACAAGTCTCCGAACGGATTGGACTCAGAGAAGTCGAGGAATTCGGCTTCGAAGTCATTAAAGGTTTTGTTCTGTGCGTCTTTCTGAATCTCTTGTAATTCTGCAACAAGAGTAGGTTTAGCGACCCTACCCGAAGATTGTCCGGTAACCGATCTGCCTGTTACGAAAACATGATACTTACCATCAGTTGCACCTGCGTGTCCGATATGTAAGGTGTTGTCAGAATCACTCCAACGAGTAATTTCACCTACCATGTCATATCCAGTGAAAGTCTGCAATACCTGTTCACCAATCGTGAAACTAGTACCAGTTGTACCAGCAAGGTTGTTGTATAAACCAGAGGAGTCGAGTGTCAAGGAGTATTGGAATGCACCTTCACCTTCCACCATGTCAATATCAACAACATCAGTATCAAAGTCTTCGTCACTGTATTCAAACAGTTCACACTGCATACGGAACGTGGGAAGATTTTGTAACTGGAAAAATGGACTCTCAGTCTCTACCTTACGGATCTCGAAGATAGACTTGGACAATGACAAGAAGATTAGGTCACCTTCACGTGGACGGAAGTTTGCCGTTTCCGCTAGACGTGCACCGACAAGTTGTTTCCATCTCTTTCTAGAGACGATGAAGTTTGCTTGGTCTCGGAGTTCGATTCCAAATTTGGTGAATAAGTCTCCCTCTCCATCAAACGCTTCGGTGTTCTCGATATACATTTCTATCTTGTATGCAGAACCAAAACGTGACGGGATGTCATCAAGAAAGATTGAATCCTTGTTAACGATTTCTCGTGGGAGGTAATATACGTCCTGTCCATACATCTGGAGGGCTTCAATTATGATGTCCTCGTAGACGTTTTGTTCAGAACGAACACCTTGTTTGAAATACGGGTTCGTTGCCATTATGTTATCCTACAAAGAAGTCTGGTGGAGTGTCATACTCATTATATATGCGTTGACGAATAACTTCGATTTCCGATTTGGCATCTTCGTAAATTTGTCTACCATGAAGTTGAACACCGCCAGGCAGTACCATTCCTTCAAACTTAATAAGGTTTGCACCCCACTGTTCTTTTATGAGTGCGGTTGCGTATTCTTTCAGGAATATATTATTATATAGTTTACCATTAGCGTTGGCACTTGTCGCAACATACATTTCAGCCACGATTGATTTACCAGCCTTGAGGTCTCCAGTTCACCAAGATCACCAAATATCTGTAAGGCGTTACCCTGTCTTGTCCATTGAATCTGTGGAGTACCCGTCAGTTTCATATCAATGAGACTCAGGTACTGTTGCATTTGTTCGTAACCCGCAATGTCAGCCAGACCATTTTGCATACCATGAATATCATTAAGACGCATTTGATATTTAGCGTCCATGAAACTAGTGCTACTAGATGAAGTGTCAAACGGAAGTACTCGCAAAATACTCAATATGTCATCTGGGTTTATACCTGACGGTAGTAGCCCTTCGTCCAAATCGAAATCAATACTACCTCTAGATACCATTGCAGCTGTTATGGTGATTGTAACGTAAATTCGGTAACTACCCTCACCATTGTATTCACCAAACAGTTGTAACGCATCGTTAACACGGTCTTCAATTTGTTCATCGTCCACGTTGATTTCGATCACGGGGTGTCCCAATCTACGGAGACAGTAATCGACAAACTGGGATCGGCTTGTTATTCTATTGTATTGTGACATTTATCTATTTATCCTTAGTTTAACAACGAACCTGCGTTATTGTATACGTTGATGCGGTAGTGTGCACCGTGTTGTCCATCTAACAAGTCCGCATCCAAACCACTTGAGGCACCATCCACTGCTTTGATTGCGGTCAATGTGTCGGCATTTGATCTGTTAGTAAATGTGTACGCACCAGTACCTGAGTTGTAAGCAAGTTGACCACTTGCACTAAACATTCCTCTAACATTCGCAGAGTCAATATCCATCACACCAGTAGAAGCATTATATGCAAGTCCGTTACGACCTGCGATAGATGCTCTTGCTCTTGCGTTGGTGTAGTAGAGATTGGTGTTCTCGGCCAAGTTCGCAGTAGTGAATGGACTTAGGTTAATGTTATCAACAAAGTCATCTCCGCTTGTTGCGATAGTAAGATTACCATTACTTGAGTCGTATGTTACACCAGTGATACCTGATACACCAATCGTTCCAGCACTATCAACAAAACCATTTGCGTCAATTGTAAGGACAGGGATTGCAGTTGCAGAACCATATGTTCCTGCGGTTACTGTAGTTTGTGCATCACGGTTGACTTCACCAGTGAATGTACCACCAGCAAAGTTACCACTCGCATTACGGGCAATGATTGCAGACCCAGTGTTTGCGGCAGTAGCAGTTGTTGCAGAGTTATTTACCTTACCCGCAGTAGCGATTGTAGCAAGTTTAGTGTCTACAATTGCGGCATCGGACTTAATATCAGCATTGATAATCGAACCAGCAGTAATCGCAGCTGCGATACTGATAGATGAACCACCGTTGAATGAGGTTGCAGTACCAGTAACATCACCATTGATTGCAATGGTTCTTGCATTCTGTAGGAGTGTTGCGGTAGAGGCATTACCAGTTACCGCACCAGTCAAGGCACCAGTAAAGGATGCGGCTTCCACATCACCTAGTGCGAAGTTACCACCACTAGTATTTACGTTTCCTGCGATATCAAGGTCGTATCTATCAAAGAACTTAAACTTAGTTGCGGATGCATCATAGAACATACCCGCATGAGTAAAGGGTTGTGAACCCGTATTGTAGTTACCAAAGAAACCAAAGTCTTCGTTAAGTGGTGCAGCGGCACCTTTCCATACGTCACCACTATCGTGACCGTTGTCTGTACCAACATCTAGAGTAATATTGAAACGTAGTGGAATGTTTGTTAGACCATTAGTCTTTAAGTTCCAATCAGAGTCTCCACCCGCAGAATCGAATCCTACGTGTTTGACCGCACCAATGCCCGGCCCACCATTCGCAGAGTCAAGACCCCATCGAATGACATCACCCGCAGCAGCACTATCCGCATCGTAGATTTGTACAAAGTATGTTTGTGTATCGTCACCCTTATAATGATCCTTAAAGAGTACGTTGTTGACACCTGAGTCACCAGTACGTAGTACAGTAGTGATTGTGTCACCTTCTTGTACAGAGATAAACTGGTCACCAACCGCAAGAGTGGCAACCGTAGTCTTAGACTCGGAACCAAGGATGTTCAAGTTACCTGCGTTAGTTACATTACCATCGAATCTTGATACACCATCAACTCGTACTGTTTCAAATACTTCCGATTTCGGGTCAACCTGAATACAACCACCTACACCACCAGCACTAGCGGAGTCACCAACAAGTACTGTACCAATCTCAAATGCGTAGTTGGGGAATACTGGGTTGACAGTTACCAACTCACCCGCAGAATCAGGGGATACGTGTACTCTATTACCCGCAGAAAATGCCGCAGTGTTAATACCACCAAAACAACCACGAGTTGTTACGAAACCAAAGGCACCGTTTGCAATTACGTGTGCAGTAAGACCAAGTGTGTTTTGAACAGTAGAGAACGCATTCGACCTTGCAAGTGCAATGGTAGGGAAGTCACTGGATGCGCCAGATACGTATACTGCCTTACCCTTTGCGATACTAGTACCACTGTTGTTATATACACGAGTAACATCATCTTGAGAAAGTTTTATAGTTACGTCAGCATTCTGATACGCTAGTGCGTCAGGGCCATTCATGTAGAACAGGTTACCTTCACGCAACGTTGGAACAACCGCACCAGTGTACTCAGAGTTTGACATCTGCACTAGATTGAATTCAGCACTATCCGCAGTTATTTTTCTATCCGCAACTATATCATGTGTTGCACGGACATTATCAAATGTCTCGGTAGAGTTACGAACCAATACTCGACCCGCAGATGAATCAGCAGTAATTACCCAACCAACTGTATATGGGAAATCTCCACCAGTAGGTTCTGTTGTAGTAAATACACCCGCAGAATCAGGAGATAGATAAAGAGTTGCACCTTCAGTAAATCCACCTGTATTAACATCATTTACAAAACCTGTCTCGGTAACAAAACCGTCTGAATTGTTGACGATATCTTGAGTCGCCATACCAATTGCTTTATAGGTTGTAAAGGAGTTGGAACGTGCGGGAGCAACCGTAGGAACTCCAGCTGTAGAACCTGTAACATATACAAGACTACCATTAGTAATCGTTGCACCAGTCTCGTTCTTAACACGAATCAAGAATTCTTGACCCACGTTTACAGTTATATCAGCAGTCGAATTGTAATAGGAAAGTGCTTCTTCTGCACTATCATAGAAGATACGACCACGTACCTTATTAGGATTTGGTGACTGTGGTATAAGGTCAAGGTGGTCTGCAATCGCACTATCAACAGTTAATTTGTCGAAGGTTACATCAGCAGATGTACCAACATCCTGTCCGATAGAGATTGCACCACCCGAATAGGTGACACCAGTTCCCGCACTAAGATGTGCTCTTACTTCGGTTGCACTTGGGCCAGTATATGTAATGACACCATTTGAATAGGATAGAGAACCATCACCACCAGCATCGGTTACCGAGAACATTCCCTTAACGTTTGCGGAGTCAATGTTAAACTGACCACCAGACGTTACCGACAAACCTCTGTTTGCGGTTAGATGCGCTCTTACTTCTGATGCACTTGGGCCAGTGTAAGTAAATACACCAGTCGCACTATCGTATGCGAGAGAACCGTCTCCACCCGCATCGTTAACAAGTAGAGATGCCTTTGCATCACTGTCAGCACGTGCGGTAGTGTAATAAAGATTGTTTCCTTCGGATACGTTGGTTGTGGACTTAGTTGCAAGTCTAATATCAAAGTCAGAGTCCGACCGAGCAGTAGTGTAATAGAGGTTTGAACCTTCGGTGACATTAGCAGTTGTTTTGGTAGCAAGTCTAATATCAAAGTCTGAATCAGAACGAGCAGTAGTGTAATAGAGGTTGGTTCCTTCGGGTAACTGTGCTGTATTCGCATCACCTAGGTCACTATCAAAGTTTGCTTTGGTGTATACAGTCTCAACATCAAAGGAGTATTGACCAGTAGAAGCGTTATATGTTAAGTCTCCACCCGCAGAGAATAGACCACGTAACGTAGAAGTTGATGTCGCATCAAACCCAGTGATACCACCAAGTGCAGTAATGTTTGCAGAATCAAAGGTTGCTTGACTTCCCACCATGTTTGTGTTGGTGAGTGTAGTAATAGTTGCGGAATCAAAGGTTGCTTGACTTCCTACCAAGGTTGTGTTATTGAGTGTGCCAATAGTCGCAGTAGTAATACCCGCACTATCAATCTGTGTCACTAGACGTGAAAGGAAGTCGGAATCAAAGTTTGCTTTGGTATAAATCTGTTCAACATCAATCGAGAAACGACCAGTTGAACTATCATAGGTCATGTCTCCGCCAGCACTGAAGTGTGCTCTTGTTTCTGAAGCACTTGGGCCAGTATAGGTTAATACACCAGTAGAAGTGTTGTACGAAAGAGAACCGTCTCCACCCGCATCAGTAACGGATTGGGAGTTTCTTGCTCTCACATCAGTGTAGTACAAGTTACCTTGTTCTGTCAGGGTGCTTGTCGTGAAAGGACTAAGATTAATTCGTGTAGTGAATGTTGCACCATCGGCAGTACCGATTGAGATATCACCGTCCGAAGAGTCGAATGTAAATGATGTTACACCCGCAACCGCAACAGTACCCGCACTGTCTAACTGACCCTGTGCGTTTACCGTGAATACCGGAATCTGTGTTGCAGAACCATAGGTCGCAGCAGCAACACCAGTATTTGTAATAGAGATTGTATCACTACTACTATCATAACTGATACCTGTACCACCGACCAATGCGTCACCAAGGTCACTATCAAAGTTTACTTTAGTGTATACGTCTTCTACATCAAACGAAAATGCACCAGTAGAACTATTGTATGTTAAGTCACCAGTAGCAGAGAACATGCCTTTGATATTTGCAGAGTCTATATCAAACACACCCGTAGATGAATTGTATACTAGACCTTTATCTCCAGATACATATCCACGAACACTTGCGGTAGATGTTGCATCACCCAATGCAGAGGCGAATCTTGCACGAGTATAATATAAGTTAGACCCTTCGGTTAAACTTGCGGTGGTTGACGATGTTTCGTCTAATAGTTTGTGCCATGCACCCGCATGTGAAAAGTAACCCTTACCAGTTCCATGTACGTGTGCGAACATACCATGATAGGTTGATGCACTAGGTAAGTCACCTTCCGCACTGTACATGTTACCGAATAGAACTTTACCAGTAGTTACAAGACTCTCACTACCTAATGTCCAGTAATCGTTAGTCTCGTCCCATAAGAAGCTCTTGTTAGCACTGTCACCACGTTCAACTTCAATACCACTATTCTGGGATGGTGCACCAGTTGCGTTTGAGTTGAGGATGATTGTGTTGTCAGCAAGGTTATCGTTTCCGTGTTTACTACGGTCTCTGTTCCGGTAATCGTCAGGTTACCCTGAAGAATTGTATTACCAGTTACCAGAAGGTTACCAATTGCAGCACTGTCTAGTGTTGCAGCTTTACCTGTTAAGACTGAGTTTGCAATGTTTGTAATGGTCGCACTATCAACAGTCGCACCGTTAACTACAGTTACACCTTGGTGGAACGTCTCATTGATATTGGTTCGTGCAATATCTGAATCATTGAATACAAACGTACCCGCATTACTGTCAAAGGACATAATTGCTGTGTTGTTTGTACTTAGAGATATGCCTAGGTTGAGTTTATTATTCTGTGAATCAACAATGATTAAGTCACCACCACTGTCTTTCAGTGATAGTGTTCCTAGACCAATAGTGTTACCACTCAGGTATATGTCACGGAACCTCTTGGTTGCACTACCTAAGTCATATGCTTCGTTCGAGTCTGGAATTAAGGAACCCGTAAATGCAGTATTGTCAAAACCAAATGTGTACTTATTCTGTGCACTATCAAAATTGAGATTTATGTTTGCATCGGTTCGTAAGTTGGTGATCTCCCACTTACCAGAAAGTTTGTTATATGCGAGTATGGAACCATCAGATTCCGTGGCAGTAACATCTACACCAGCGAGGTTTGCTATACTGAAAGCACCAGCGGTCACTCGTTTAATAGGAGTTCCGACAACTACCTTTTTTACAATGATTTTATCAGCCATTATTGACGTTCCTTCCTTATTATTTCGTTGCCGATGGGGAAACTTCGGCTTGTCCTTCAAGGACTCGTTGAATGATTGCGTTATTATCACTATCGGTATAGGAAACTTCCACATCATAAACATATCGACCACGAGGTTTCATCGCATCTGTTTGTGTGTTAGTTAGAGATAGGTTTATGATTCCATCAGTTGATGGAGATACAACCACGGCATTAAATTGAACTGTAAAGGGATCATTTGCGGAATCAGCATATCTGCGTTTTAGACTGGCAGCTACGCTGTGGTTGGAGAGGTTATATGTACTACCACTATCATGCACCAGATGTATTTCTACAGAAACATCGGTGCCTTGATTAATGGTAATATCTTCGTAATTTGCTGATGACATCTATGATACCCGTTATAAAAACAATTTGTTTACTTGTCTTTATTTATAAGGTTTGGAACGTGTACTTTTTAGTAATCGGACATTATTTCTTCTATAATTTCATCTTGTAGTCCGTGGGCAATATCGGTTCTATCAAATACATAGGACACCGTAACTCTCCAACAGTTTGTTTGGGCAGCATGATATACTCGATTGTACCAAGGTTCACCATACGCACCGAAGTATCCAGCTTTACACTGCCACCCCTTTTTGTCTTTCATAACGACCATCTTACCGGTATGACCATCAACATACCTAAAATCACCATCACCGGTTTCTGACCAACTGAAGATTAGGTTATATGCCGAAGCATTGGCATTGTTGTGCCACGCGATAAACCCATCTGGTGGATACATAATTTGTAATGCGTTATTTCTTGTAGATAATAGTGTACAGAGTTCTGTATTCAACTCACCATACTTCGCAAGTATCTTAACCATCTCCTTTCCGTGATCGGGCTGTCTTAGATCATCCAACTTTTGATACAGTTGATCTTCTTTCAAACTATAACTATATGAATCTTCGGGGAACCCTTCGTGTTTTGTATCTTCCGCAATAATCTTGTCACGATATTCATCACATACATAGTGTTCACGGTGTTCCTTACGACCATTTTTCCGTAAATACTTACTAATATGTTCCCGATTTTCGTAATACCACTCGAACTTTTTCAGGGTTGCTAGTATTTCTTTGTTGTTGATAGGGACATCAATCATACTATAGGTGTGTCCTTTTGTAAACAACCTGAGTAATGTCTAAGGATAGGTGGAGCACCAGTCTTAGACTTCAAACCTTCGTATCCGTATTGTGTAAAGTAATTCCATCGGATATCATCTTCGAAGATTCCAATCTTGAGGTCTTTGTATTTCTCGACCTTATTCACTAACCACCAGAGGGTTGTCTGATCGAAATGTCGGAGGTCTTTAGCCCACTGTGCTTTATCGAAACCATCGGGCATCCATCTATTATCATATTGTTTACAATACAGTTCATACCAATCGTCCATAAACTCCTTTACTAATGGATTTCCACTGCGATATAAACACACTCCTCCACACAATTTATACTTCTCATATCCACCGTTGTACATGAACTCACGAATAGCATAGAATTGTTCACGTTCCTTGGTTAACTCGTGAAAGACCATATCATAGTCTTTCATCTCATCCCATATGGTCATGATATCTTCGTGTTCACACTCCATATCGGCATCGACATACATCGTAATGTCGTAGGGTGTGTTTGCCATACCCCACAGTTTTGCACGGTAGTGGTTATCACAGATGATGATTTGATCAGTGTCTTCGGTTTCACGGCCGTCAAAGAACCTTTCCTCGGTCACCAAGGTGATGAGTGCTTCTGGGTAATAGTCTTTGATTGATTGTATTAGATTTATTGCATAAGTGTAAAAATTAATATTTCTTGATGCAACAATAACAAAACCTTTACTTAGTTCCGACATCTTCTAATGATTCCTGTACCAATAAAATAGCATATAAATTCACTTCAGGGACAGATTTAGACCGTCTTAGTTTTGATTTCAACAAACGATTTTTAGATTCTTTAATCTCTGGAATTTCAAAGGTTTCTAGTTTATACTCAAAGAGTTGTTCTAGTTTCTTTGCACGTTCGTGTTCCATTTTCTTTTGTTTTTCGATGTCCGCTTCGTCTTGTTTTTTCGACAATCGTTTTTGACTAGAGGCATTAATCTTTTCTTCACCGAGAAATTCAATCGCTTCTATGAACAATTCATTGGGGGTGCCATCGGCATTCAATTTCTCTATTTTGTGAACCTGACGTTTAGTTTTATTACCGTCAACTTCTTCGCTTATTGCGTTTAATAACTATTTTCTGGGTGTTTCCCAAAACGCATTATCTAACCATGTTCTAGACATTATAGTCTCCTGTTTCATTCAGTTTTATATATAAGTAATTTATGCCGTTCTATGATACAATGTGTATGTCTCAATGGTAGACGACCCAGTATCAATTGTGGTTCCTACATAGTTTCCCGTGTAATTACCAGTAAAGTCTTGTGTGCTAGTTGAGGTGTATGCGCTCGAACGAGTCACCGTAGATACCCCAGTGGACGCCCTAGTCGAATCGGTCGTAGATGTTCTAAGGTAATCAGCCGCATAACTCGAAGTCCGTGTTCTTTGATAGACAGCAGAATAGGTCGAACTTCTTGTTCTATTATAGGCCGCAGAGTATGCGGAACTTCTGGTTCTCTGATAATCCGCAGAGTACGCACGAGCATAGTTTCCGGTATATTCTCCAAGGAAATTACCAGTAAATGTCTGGGTAAAGTTGGTGGTATAATCCGCAGAGAATGCACGAGCATAGTTACCAACATAGTTACCTACGAAGTTACCAACGTAATTCGTTACACGAGTACGTGTAGACGTTCTCTGGTAATCCGCAGAAAATGCACGAGCATAGTTACCAACATAGTTACCTAAGTAGTAAGCAGTGTAATTCGTTACACGTGTTCTCTGGTAGTTAGTAGCACGTGTTCTCTGGTAGTTGGTAGCACGAGTTCTTGCGTATGCGGTAGCACGTGTTCTTGCGTATGCGGTAGCACGTGTTCTTCCGTAGTTACCAACATAGTATAAATTTCTGGAATAGTTACCTACATAGGATAAATTTCTGGAATAGTTACCTACATAGGATAAATTTCTGGAATAGTTACCTACATAGGATAAATTTCTGGAATAGTTACCTACATAGTTACCAACATAGTTACCTACGAAGTTACCTTGGTAGCTATAAGCGTTACCACTTTTACCACCACCCGAATACCCGCTCACCCGAACTCGCACAAATGTACCTACTCTTGTTCTCGCATACGAGGCACTTGCGGTACGAGTTCTTGC